CTCAAGACGTTCCCCGAGTTCAAGAAGTACATGCCCACCGAGGCTGAACCTACCAAGAACCTGCCTGCACTGGCAAACGTCATGGCCGACCTGAGCAAGCTGGGCTGGCCGAAAGGATCAAATAAGGAGAAAGCAAATGCCTGACCTGCAATCAGAACTATCAAAGATCGCCAATGCGTGGGACACGCACGAGCAAGAGATTCGACAACCCAAGGAGAAAGAAGTGAACATCATTAAGTACAGTGGTAATGCCACGCGTGATATTTTTGAATTCGTCAAAGCCAACCCGCACACATTCGACCAGACAGGGGTTGTCAACAAGCTCACAGAGATGGGCTACAAACGCTCAACAGTGAGCGCCCTCACCACGCAGATGAAGCGCAGGGAGATGCTCTATCTCAACAACGACGGCCATTTGTTCACCACGCTGCATACCTACGAGCCACTGGCCAACCCGTATGCCAAAGCGAAGTCGAAGCAAAAGGCGCAGCGTAAAGCCCGCGTGGTTAAGGCAGTTAAGCCTGTGAAGGCAGCATCGTCAGGCATCGCAGCTTTGCAGGTCGATACTACCCGGTCAAGCTGGGATGCAGAGACAGTGCTGGCGCACATGGGCATCAAGGAGGCGCACAAGCTGTACCTTGAGCTGCACACATACTTCGGAGGTAAGTGAGATGAACGTAGCAAAACGAACAGACCCGTGGATTCCTGTGGGTCACCCTGAATACAAGTGGACGAGCGGCGCTGATGTGCAGGCGACATGGCGCAAGTACGGATGGACTCCACCCAGTGGCGTGGCTGCTGCCCCGCTGTTGATTGAACACAGAACCCCTGAGTGGGTGCAAGTCAGGAGAATTAAATGAGAGAGAAAATTGAATTGTTGGCGATGTTTACTATCGTGCCGTTTATCGCTACTGCATCCGTGCAGTTCCTGCCGTGGTGGGTGAGCGCACCGATTGTGTTGATCTGTGTAGTCGTTTGGATCGGCACTATGGCGATGATCGGGGAGAAGTTCTGATGAGCGGAGATCACAACATGTATCAGAAGGCACCGATCAAAGGTGAGGGCGCATCGGTATACACCGAGGAAGAGATCGCCAATGCGCCACCACCGACCATCGAGGACGGTGGGCCAGCGTACCCGACTAACAACTGGGAAAAGATGGTGCCTTTGAGCACGGGTTACCACGAAGGCATGACCCTGCGCGACTACTTTGCAGCCAAGGCGGTGCAGGCATGGATGACTGGATGGGCCACTGATCGCCCAAGTTTGTTGCGAGCGGATGTGATGGCGGATAAAGCATATGAAGCAGCCAACGCCATGCTGAAAGCGAGGCAACTATGACACCCGAACAGATCGCCGCAGTGAAGCTGGCGCTGGAAGCGTTGAAAAAAGGGACTGGGTGGATGGAACACGGACCCATCATCACCGCCCTGCGCCACATCCTTAGAGAAGATGCCCTCGACAAGATGGCAGAGAACGCCCGTGAGTTGGGGTTGGACTATGGGTCGTTTGACACACACGACCTGCCGGGCAAAACCAAAGACACACACAGCAGAAATTTAGTTGAGCAACAGCCAGCCGATGAGCCGCTTTGCACTGCGGCAATGTTTGACAATGCGTTCCTTGCAAAAAGCGGTCTTGACCCAAACACGCCCCTCTACACCCGCCCCCAGCCAGCCGCTTGGGTGTCGCTGACGGATGAGGATGACATTGTTGAGATGGCCCGTAATGCATTTGCAGTGCGGTATTGCGCGTTGCCAATACCAGAATCTCGGATTCTCGCTTTTGTCAGTGTCATTGACGCAAAGCTGCGCGAGAAGAACATAGGAGAAATGAAATGAATGAACAACAGATCGCCGCAGTGCGGCAGGCGCTGGAATGGTATGACAGCGGAGCAGAGAACAGAGACGAATTTGCGTCAATGATTAAACGCATCCTTGAGCAGCAGCCAGCAGATGAGCCGGTGGCGTGGCTGTGCCGACGCTATGACGGTCTTTACGATGTGTTGACGGATAGCACCTGCAAAGACTGCTTCCCGGTCTACCCCCGCCCCCAGCCAGCCGCGCAATACATTGAGCATTGCCTTTGGGCGCGTAATGGCAACACTCCTTGCCCACACACAAAGCCAGCCGCTTGGGTGTCGCTGACAAAAGAAGATGCCAAGAAAGCCATCCTGCCTCTGTGTGCCAATGAAAGCGTTGCGGAGCGTCTTATTGAAACAAGCATGGACGAATATCTAGCCATCGAAGCCAAGCTGCGCGAGAAGAACGGGGGCAATCATGGATAAGCAAGACATCATTCGCTGGGCACGACAACTGTGGTGCTCCTTAAAAGACCATGCCGGACTGCATCAACTGGATGGCCGAAAGTTTCAATGCAAGCGATGCGGGAAGGTGATTAAGTTATGAACCTCAAAGACATCATCCGCATGGCGCGGGAGGCTTGCCCCTACACAGACGATGAACTGCGTGGTGCGTTCTACGAGGGGTATCTGAAGGGCGTCGCAGCAGAGCGCGAGTCTTTGGCTGCTGAAGCCGAGAAGAACGGCAACACCGTTTTGGCTATGCAAATCCGCGCAAGGGGCAACAAATGAATCAAGAAGACATTATCAAAATGGCGATGGAAGCAGACGGCCACATGAACAACCATGCCCGAGGCATTGACATGGATTGGACTGGTATTGAACGCTTAGTCCAAGCCGCCTACGCCGCTGGAGCCGCAGCAGAGCGCGAGGCGTGTGCGAAAGTGTGTGAAGAACTGCGGTATGACGGATACGAAATGGTGCCGTATGACCGAGTGCTTGCCAGTCGAATCCGCGCAAGGGGCAACACATGAAGATTGAAATCTACACCAAACCAAACTGTCCAAACTGCGTTACTGCCAAGCAACTGCTCAAGGCTCGTGGCTTTGAGTACGACGAGTATGACGTTGAGGCTGAAGCATGGGCGCTGAAGGCACTTCTGGAAGGCCATCCCAGCGCAAGACAGATGCCCCAGATATTTATCAACAACCAACGGGTCGGCGGCTTGGCCGGTCTTAAAGCAGCACTGGAGCAGATATGAACATCAAACTGACGTTTGCCCTGATCGCCATTGGGCTGCTCGACTTCTGGGCGGCTGTGATTTATCTGACTTGGAGGTGTGTGTAATGGACTATGAATTTTCTTGGGTGAGGTGGTTATTGATCTGCGCAGTTGCAGGCATTCCAACATGCACGTACACATCTTGCTTCAGTGATGAGGCTGTGGCGCGGCGTGAGGCGAAGGAAGCCAAGGAGAAGGCGCAGGATGAAGCCGACCGGGTGCCACGAGTAATCCGTGAGGTGGATGGTTGCAAGGTCTATGCGTTTAAAGAAGGCAAGTGGCACTTCTTCACTCGCTGCCCGCAGACAACTACAACTGACCGCACGTATGAATCCTGCCGCCAGTCTGGCAAGCAGCGCATCTGCGAAGACAAAACCGAACAAATTGTGACGGAGAACAAATGACTGACCGCGAACTACTGGAACTGGCTGCTAAGGCGGCGGGATTTACTTGGTGGCAAAGCAAGCATGGTTATTGGAATGTCACAACGCCATCTGGAAAAACAGAATCATGTTGCGTTGGTTGGGACATTTCCACTATTGATGATGCTTTGACAGAAATTGGCTGGAACCCCCTCACAGACGATGGCGATGCGCTACGGCTGGCGGTGAAGTTGAATGTTGATGTGTTTGGATCATCTGATTGCCGAATGTGCGAATGGGATGATGGCGTTGCAACAGAACAATCCAACAATGACCCCTACGCCGCTACCCGCCGAGCCATCGTCAGGGCTGCGGCTGAGATTGGGAGGGCGATGCCATGAAAGACGCTATCGAAATGGCCCGCGAGGCTGGGCTGCGGGTCGGCCCGTCAAGAGACGGCCCGGATGATGTGTGGGGTGTTGGCGCAAACCTTGAACGCTTCGCGCACCTTGTCAAAGAGGACTTCAAAAAACGATTGGCCGATGCCATCGAGCAGATGCCGTTCGGTGATACCGCTGCCAGCTTTGCGGCTTTTGTAAGGGAGTTCAAATGAAGAAAGCAAAGTGGGTAGCCCACACCAAGGGTGGATACACAACAGACGGCTATGAAATTTGCGTCATCCGCGATGACAACGAACACGGCAAGCTGTCCTACGGCTGGCAAGACAAAGATAAGCTGCACATCAGTGACAGCGGTGGCCCATGCCGTAACCGCATCGCCCGTAAGATGATCTGGGATGGGCTGGTCGAGCTGGCGCACAAGGTTGCAGAAACACTAAACAAAGAAGAGGAGATGAAATGAAACGAGGAGATGTTGTCCGTGCCATCACGGAGCAACTCAAGATCAACGGCACGATGACGCTAGCCGATTTGAGCGCAGCGTTGGGTAAGGATAAGTCCTACTTGCATCCTGTACTGGCGCGTATGACGAGGCCGACCACAAGGCCGATGCTGCCCAAGCGGGTGTACATCACTGAGTATATTTTTGACCAGGAGGGGATGCGCAAGTACCCCCGGCCGGTGTATGCTTTGGGGTCATACCCAGATGCACGCAAGCCAGAACGCAACGTCAAGCAAGTCAGGAAAGAGTACCGAGAACGCAAGCGCATGAAGCAACTGACGACCAGTGTCTTTAACTTAGGAGCATTAAAACGTGGCCAATTCCAAATCAACTTCTGACCCACGCAGCCCATTCAATTGGCGCGAGAACAAGGAGCCAACCATCTTTGCCAAGGATGTGAACTTCCGCCCACGCAACACGTCGGGCCTGAGCATTGGCGATGCGCAGTCGCAAGTCGTCAGCAAACGCAAGGAGCAGCTCAACCAGCTCCTTGCCTACAAGCACTTCGGGACATATACCCGAGCCAAGGCCTCTGTCAAACACCCCAACAAACACGAGTCATGAGAACCCACGCAGCACGAAGCATTCGCCAGCTACTGCTGGCCCACCCGGACGGGCTGGATGTCGGCACCATCGCCAACGCTGTGGACCGCGAACCCGGAAACGTACGCAGCCGTTTAAAGGAGATGCCCGATGCCTACATCGACCGATACGAAGGCCCAAGGCGTGGCCAATACGTCGCAATCTGGTGTGTTGTCGTCCCGCCAGAAGATTGCCCTCATCCAAAAAAATCAGTGGTGGCCGTTCACTCAAGTGGACGGAAAGCTGCTGGTCCGGCTGCACAAGCAGCATCAGCGTAAACAAATAACCAACCTACCGGAGTCACCACTATGAGTATCAATGACGGAGCAAACGGTGTCAGCGCCAACGAACTGCAAATAGGCGGGCAACACTACAAAGAGATGGGCATGCAGCCTTGGGATGTGATGGAGGCAGTGCTCACCCACGAGGAGTTCGTCGGCTTCCTCAAGGGCAACATCATCAAGTACAGCATGCGCCAGGGCAAGAAGGACAGCGACGACGCTGGCAAGGCGCGGCACTACAAGATGAAGCTGGCCGAGGTGCAGCGTGGCTGATACCCCAGAGAAGAAGGTAAAGACCCGCGTCAAGAAAACGCTGGACGAGATGGGCATCTACCACTTCTCGCCCTTCCAAGCGGGCATGGGACGTGCGGGCATCCCGGACATCATCGCCTGCTACAACGGCCTGTTCGTTGCCATCGAGTGCAAGGCAGGCAAAGGCAAGACAACCGCGCTGCAAGAGCGTGAGATCAATGCCATACGCACAGCCAAGGGGCTGGCGTTTGTCATCAATGAAGAGAACATGGATAACCTGAAGGAGCTACTGACATGGACAAAAAGATGATTGATGAGTGGAGCGCAGCCGTTGACTCCCTCATGGACCTGGGCACAGAAAAGCGCAAGCACTTTGCGCTGCTGGTGATGGGCCTTGCCAAGTGCTACACGGACAGTGAGCACAACAAGGCGGTGATCCTGATAAGCAATGACGATGCACTGATGACGTTCAGTGCTGGCGCTGACGAGATGGAAGCCGCCGAGATGGTTCAGATCGCACACGACCTGATGGTCTCCGTCAACATGGCCGATGCCCCGGCCAAGGAGATGTTTAATTGAAACAACGACACAGGAGAAAGCAGATTCAGTACAAGACAAAACGCAGCAAAGCGTTTCTGTGGGGCGTGGACAAAGTCATGCGCGTCACGGTCACGGCCAGCAATAAGATGAGCGCTGCGCTTGCCAAGGTCTACGCTGAATCCCGAGAACGCATGCGTCAAGAAAAGGAAAAACAATGACAGCACCCTACGACCGCATCCTGTGGTAGACTGTAGACTCCACAACCAACTGGAGTCTACATGAGTAAGAAAGCCACACCGGAATCTTTCTGGGAACGTGTTGTAGGCAACCGCGCTGAACGCAACGGCTGCTGGAACTGGACAGGCTCGACCAACAGTACTGGCTACGGTACTGTTCGGTTTCAGGGGAAAACGGTAACCGCCCACAGGGTTGCCGCATTTCTGACGGGTCTGATTGACTCGCTTGATGCTCCGCGAGATCGGAAACACAGCGGATTTATTCTGCACCAGTGCGACAACAGGCTCTGCTGTAACCCCAAGCACATGCGCGTTGGGTCGTATGCCGAGAACCAGAGAGAAGCATATCAACGCCAACGCCGCAAGGCGTACCGCGGTAGCACCCACGCAAACGCAAAGCAAACACCTGAAAGTGTTGCTTTGATAAAAGACATGCACGCACACGGCGTGTCACAGGAAGCCATCGCCCGACTGTTGCAAGTGTCACAGTCAGGTATCTCAAAAATTTTACTTGGAACTTCGTATGTCGAGACCGTATGACAGAATACTTACCATTGACATGGAGACACGCTGGGACAGCACCGAGTACACACTATCCAAAATGACAACCGAGGAGTACATACGTGATCCTAGATTCAAAGCATTTGGGTGTTGCTTCCACGAGTATGGAAGTGATGATCCAATCGTGTGGGTTGGAGGAAGCGACCTACCTGGGTACATTGCTGGAATTGACTGGAGCAGGACAGCCGTCCTCGCCCATAACGCACAGTTCGATGTGTCAATCCTCTGCTGGCGATACGGTGCCTCGCCTGTATTCATATTCGACTCGCTGTCAATGGCGCGCGCTCTCCGTGGCGTTGAGGTTGGCAACAGTCTCGCCAAACTTGCAGCAGATTTTGGTCTTCCCGAAAAAGGGAGAGCCGTCAATTCAACAAACGGTCTTGTCACACTGTCACCGGACGTGGAGGCTGAACTGGCAGAGTACTGCCGTCATGACGTGTACCTTTGTGAGCAAATATTCCAACGGCTGGTGGCGGGATACCCCGCTAAGGAACTGCGTCTGATCGACATGACGCTCAAGATGTACACCAACGCCATGCTTGAGCTGGACCGCACGATGCTGATTGAGGCGTTGACAGAAGAAGGGAACCGACGTGAAGGTCTACTCAAAGAACTCGGGGTCGAAGAAGCTGAGCTTGCGTCAAACCCAAAGTTTGCAGCGCTCCTTGAGACGCTTGGGGTTCCGGCCCCGACGAAAGTCAGTAAGACTACAGGTAAAGAGACACTCGCTCTGGCTAAGAACGACGCCCTATTCCAAGCGCTCCTTAACGGTGAACGAGAAGACGTTGCCCTTCTGTGTGAGGCGCGTCTTCGTGTCAAGTCCACGAGCGAGAGAACCCGCGCTCAGCGGTTTCTTGATATTTCACGACGAGGCCCACTGCCTGTACCCCTCAGCTATTACGGTGCGAAGTCCGGGCGCTGGACCGCAGCCAAGGGCAGTGCCATCAACATGCAAAACCTCAAGCGCGGCTCGTTCCTACGCAAAGCAATCATGGCACCGGTGGGGCACCAGCTTGTCGTCGGGGACCTTTCGCAAATTGAACCGCGAGTACTCGCGTGGTTTGCAGATTACGAAGATTTGCTCGACATCTTCCGCTCTGGCTGTGACGTTTATGCCGTTTTCGGCGCTCAGATGTTCAACATCCCGGGACTTTCCAAAGAGAGTCATCCAGACCTTAGACAGTCTGCAAAGTCGGCGCTGCTCGGCTGCGGTTTCCAGCTTGGTTGGGCGTCTTTCGCTGCCCAGCTTCTCGTTGGATTCCTGGGGGCACCTCCCGTACGCTACGACAAGGACTTTGCAAAGAAGCTGGGCGTTACGTCAGAGTACATCGAGCGCTTCCTCTCGTGGGATGAGAACGTCAAGAAGCTCAAAGACATACCGCACACCTGCACCGACAAGGAACTGCTGATCCACTGCGTGGCAGCCAAGAAGATCATCGACATCTACCGGGAGACATCGCACCCTGTGGTCAGCTTCTGGGACATGTGCGGCAAGCTGCTGGAGTCGGCGCTTTACGGCGGTGAGGAAACGGTGTATAAATGCATCACCTTCAAAAAGGAGGAGATCGTATTGCCCTCGGGCATGTCGATTCTCTATCCGAACCTACGCAAAGAAACCGACAAGCAGACGAAGCAAACGAATTGGGTGTACGGCAACGAGGGCGAGAAGCCTACCAAGCTGTACGCTGGAAAGATAACGAACAATATCGTGCAGGGAACTGCGCGAGTCGTGATGACAGACGGGATGCTGCGCGTTGCAAAACGCTACCCCGTCGTGGGAACCGTTCATGATGAACTATTGTGTGTCGTGCCTGATGATGAAGTCGAAGAAGCCAAGCAGTGGGTTTGGGCACAGATGGTGGCCGAGCCGAAGTATCTGCCCGGTATCCCGCTGAACTCAGATGTCGGCGCACACAGGCGTTATGGATTGGCAAAAGGATAAGGAGAAAGCAAATGAAAGTTCGAGTGATACAAAAGCCGCAATACGAGGCGCTGTGCCACCTGCAAGTTAAGTATTGGTGGTGGCCCTTCTGGGTGACAGTGACGGCAAATAGTCGCCAGCACTGTGAGCGCGTCGCCGAAAACATGCTGCGCAGCGGGCACATATACACGGTGTTCACACAAGGAGAACGCAAATGAAACAACTGACACTACCCAAGAAACTCAAAGTCGGCAGTAACTGGTACAGCGTGGACGTGGCCGAGACGATGCGCGAGCGCATGTACATGGGCGAGGTCCACTACGGCAAGCGCACCATCACACTGGCGCGTAAGTCATACCACGGCGTACCGCTCAAACTGTCTGCGCTGCATGAGACCTTCTGGCACGAGCTGACACACGCGATCCTGGAGAGCATGGGTCGCACCGAGTTGAACAACGACGAGGATTTCGTCGAGGAGTTCAGCGCCCGCCTATCCAAGGCAATTCAATCTGCGAGGTTTTAATATGGTCACGGATGTGGTTAGCCAGAAGATCAACGATGACTACGAGAAGCTGCTGGCGAACGTCATGCTGTACGGTACAGGAGTCATGATTACGACGTTTATTGATGGGCAGCTTGAGAGCCGGGTAGTACCCATCGAGGAATACACCGAGCTAGGCGAACACCTCAAGTGGGTGGATCAATCAACAAAGGAAACAAGATGACCGTCAAATGGAGCCACAGCGCCCTGAAAGATTACGAAGGCTGCCCTCGCCGGTATCACGAGGTCAAGGTCCTGAAGAACTACCCGTTCACGGACACACAGGCCACGCTGTACGGCAAGGAGTACCACGAGGCGGCTGAGTTCTACATCAAGAACGACACGCCGCTGCCCCCACAGTTCGCATTCACCCAGGACACCCTGGATGCGCTCAAGCGCATGCCCGGCAGGAAACTGTGCGAACACCAGATGGGGGTCAAGGCCGACCTTACCCCGTGTGCGTTCAACGACCCGGAAGTCTGGTGCAGGGGTATTGCCGACCTGCTCATCATTGATGATGACAACCTGACCGCTCGTGTCGTAGACTACAAGACAGGGAACAACAAGTACCCGGATCGGGAGCAGCTTAAGCTGATGGCGTTGATGGTGTTTGCGCACTTTCCTCACATCCGCCGCGTCTCCGGTGCGCTACTGTTCGTGCTCAAGGACGACATGGCCAAGGCCAGCTACATGGTAGGTGAAGCCGAGGTGTACTGGTGGGACTACCGCCAGCGTGTTGCCCGCATCGAGCAGGCGCATGATTCAGGTGTTTGGAACCCCAAGCCCACGCCGCTGTGTGGATGGTGCGTGGTCAAGACGTGTGAACACAACCGAAAGAGGGACTGACATGACACAAGTGAATGGCAAGCGAGACTACAAACATGCATACAAGCTGCAAAAAGCAAGCGGAGAAACCAAGGATCAGATCGAGCGTCAGAGAGCACGTCGTGCATACGACAAGGCTGGCGTGGATCGAACTGACAAACACATCGACCACATCAAACCGCTACGCGCAGGAGGTAAGTCAACGAAGGGCAACACCCGATTGCGAAGCCCCAAAGCAAACATGAGCGACAAATAAAAATAGGAGAAGGCGATGGACATCATTGACGACAAAGCGCTCGTCTTTAGAACCCGAAACCCCGACAAGTACAAGATCATTCCCAAGCACAAAGTCATCGAGCGCGATGACGGCGGCTACGACGTTGCGGTTTACTGGGGCTTGGATGAAGCCCGTGTTCTGAAGAATCTAGGAGTAAAAGACATTCCCTCACCTATCGTCCGGCGCTATAACTGGCCCGGGCGATACAAACCTATGGCGCACCAAGTCGATACTGCCTCGTTCCTGACGCTGCATCGACGTGCGTTTTGTTTCAACGATCCCGGCACTGGCAAGACTCTCGCGTCTCTGTGGGCTGCTGACTATCTGATGAAGCTAGGCTTTGTTCGGCGTGTGCTGATCCTGTGCCCGCTGTCGATCATGCAGTCGGCGTGGTTGAGCGATCTGAACAACTCCATCATCCATCGCTCCGCTATCGTGGCGCATCATCCCAAGGCATCGCGTCGCATCGAGATGATCCAGCAGGACTACGAGTTCGTGATCTGCAACTACGACGGGCTGAACCTGATCGCTGACGAGATCATCAATGATGGGCGCTTTGATCTGGTGATCGTCGATGAAGCCAACGCCTACAAGACGGTGACCACCAAACGGTGGAAGACGCTCAAGTCAATCATCGGAGCGCAGACCCACCTGTGGATGATGACCGGCACTCCTGCTTCGCAGTCGCCTGTGGATGCCTACGGTCTTGCCCGTCTGGTCAACCCGGACAACGTACCGAAGTTTTTCACAAGCTGGCGTGATGCGGTAATGAACAAGATCACCATGTACAAGTGGGCACCCAAGCACGACGCCAAGGACAAGGTGTACAACGCGCTGCAACCGGCCATCCGGTATTCAAAGGATCAGTGCCTGGACCTGCCACCTGTCATGACGCTGACAAGAGAGGTTCCGCTGACTCCGCAGCAGGTCAAGTACTACAACCTCATCAAGGACCAGATGCTGGTGCAAGCTGCCGGGGAGACCATCACAGCGGTCAATGCCGCTGCTATGCTGAACAAGCTGCTCCAGGTCTCTGCTGGCGCTGCCCTGACGGACACCAAGGAGGTTGTCGAGTTCGACGCCAGCCCGCGCCTGAGCGTGCTGGAGGAAATTCTGGAGGAGACAGACCGCAAGGTTATTGTGTTTGCGCTGCACCGCGCCAGCATCGACACCATCCAGAACCACCTCACATCCAGGGGCATCAGCAACGACTGCATCCACGGCGGCGTGAGCGCCACCAAACGGGCAGGAATCATCCACCGCTTCCAGACCGACCCTGACCCCAGGGTGCTGGTCATGCAGCCTGCGGCTACCGCCCACGGTATTACGCTGACGGCGGCTGACACGGTGGTGTTCTACGGCCCCCTGATGAGCGTTGAGCAGTACATCCAGGCAATCGCCCGGGCGGATCGCAAGGGCCAGAACTCCGACAAGGTGACGGTTTTCCACATCGAGGGGTCGCCGGTTGAGAAAAAAATGTTCAAAGCCCTGAGCGCCAAGGTCAGTGACAGCACGCTGCTCACCGAGATGTTTACTTTGGAATTGCAAGGGTAAATCCCTACTAAATATTTTTTGATGAAAGGGGGTTGCATGCGCAGAGAAACCCTGTAAACTGTCCAACGCTTGACAAAAATATTAGGAGAAAGCAATGTCTGAAGATACCGAAGCAGCTCCGGTGGTCGATGCTATCCCGCTCGACAAGCTGGTGCTCATCCACAGCAAGATCAAGGCCAAGAAGGAAGCGCTCGACGCACAACTCGCTGAGTTGGAAGAGCAGCGCGAAGAAATCCGGCTGGCCATCAAGGATCAGATGAAAGCCTTGGGGCTTAAGTCTGTGAACACTTCCTCCGGCACTGTGTCGCTGATAAAGACGACGCGCTACAACACGCAGGACTGGGACTCGTTCAAGAACTTTGTTCTTGAGCATCAGGTCGTGGACCTCCTGGAGAAGCGCATCGCCCAAGGCAACATGGCGACGTTCTTGGAAGAAAACCCGGGGGTTGTCCCTCCGGGCCTGAACTCTGTCACAGGGTTCGACATTCGTGTAACCAAAGCAAGGAAATAAGCAATCATGAGTAACATCACGCTTTTCAATTCGTCTAACGTCCCCGCATTCGCTCGTAACAATGAGCTGTCCGAAACCGCCAAAGCCCTGACGGGCGGCAGTGGTAGCAATACCAAGCGCATCTCCATCAAAGGCGGCGTGTTCCGTCTGGTGGCCGGTGGCAAGGAGATTGCCAGCATCGAGGAGCGCCACCTTGACGTGGTGATCGTCCGTGCTGCCCCCAAGGTCAGCCGCATCTTCTACGCTGGCGCGTACGATGCCGACAAGATTGTGCGTCCCGACTGCTG